TCTCTAGGTTGTTGGTCAGGACCAAAGTTACCTGGGAATGTATCATAAGGGTCACGTAGTTCAGCACTAGGATAGTAATGACCATTTTTATCTTGTTTAGTAGTAACTACCCATGCACAAAAACCATAACCAGGTAGCCATCTAGCTGCTTGTTGTAATTGACCTAGTAAGTTTTGTTTTTCATCATAGCTAGTAACAATACGTTCTAATTTTTCTGCACGTTGTTTACTTCTACTTGAATCATTATCGTTAGGTACATCTACTCTAACTTGAGGTATTCCAGATACTTTTTGTGCAAGTCGGTCAATACCAGACTGCAACATGTTAGGAGCTGGTAATAAATCAGCATCACTTGTTTCCATTGTATTACCTAGTAATGCTTTTATACCATCAGCACCACCATTAAGAATTGCTTTGATTCTAGCTTTTTGTACTTGTCTTTCTTGAACTAACTTACCTGATGTAAGTTCAGCTGCATTTCTAACTATCTCTTGATAATTTTTAATGTCTAGGTTTTCTATCCCCACGGTGCCTCATTCATTTCTGTAATCTTGTAATCTCCATAACTTGGGTTATAGTCTAACCCTATGTCAGCAGCATGCTCTTTTTGCATACGCCTAAAAACTTTCATTGGAAACCAACTAGCCATAACTATATCGGTCTTCTCTTTGTTTCTTTTAGAAACAGGTTTTCCATCAAAGTATAACAGTTGTTGTCTGTATTTCTGTACTTTAGCATTAGATTCTCCATCACCAGTAGGTAAATGTATTCTTCTATCCTCAAACAAATCAGCCATAGCACCTACACCATATAGTGGGTCATGTTTGTTTTTACCTGTCATGTGACCTTGTACTGTTATACCTGTACGTAATGTAAATTCTTTTATACCTGCATCTTGTCTAATAGCAGATTGAAAACCATTTTCTTCTACTATCCAATGTCTACAATCATAGGTATGTAACCAATCAGCCATTTGGTCTAACGCAGCCCTAATTCCACCTCCACGTCTATTTTCTAAATCTACTAGATATAACTCTCCCCTGTACTGGTCTATTCCCCACAATACACTTGCTTGGTAACCACTTGATGCAGGGTCTAGGCCAGCAACAAGGTAAAGATTTTTGTATACCTGTCCTAATACTAAATCGCTACGCATACATTGGTCAATTATGTTCATAGTAAATATTTGCGTACCTTCTACATATGCTTGATTGTAATAAACCATTTCAAAAGTTTGTCTACCACCTGTTGACTCTGCAGAATTTAACCTAGATTGTAACCATTTAAAACTTCTTTTTTTAGGCCATAACATACAATCTACATGTTCATCTTCTAAATGTTCTGGTCTATCACATTCAATAGCGTGTGCTGTTTCTACTATGCTTGTAAAATTATCTGAGTCAAGTAAGTGATTATATAAATCATCAGGGTGTTGTCTAGAACCTATAACAATAACAGCAGTGTGTTCCTCTTTACGACTTGATAATGTTGTAGTCCACCATTGTCTTGTAGATTCTCTTGCACCAGGTTGTTGTGTAGTTTGATGGTCCTCAATGTCGTCAGCAATAATAATATCGCAGTCACGAGATAATATCTTTCCACCTTTACCTACAGCAACCATTGTAGGTGACTTAATACCTGCAACAGTTCTAGTACCTACAGTAAATTGATTTTGTGACCAGTTCTTTCCTGACCTATTGTCTGGCTTAAAAGATGTACCTGGTAAACAAAAGTCTTCTTGTAATTCTTCATTAGTATCTAATACATCAAGTACAGCAGATAGTGCATTTTTAGCAATGTCTTCGTTACCACCTACCCACATAATTCTAGTGTTAGGGTTTTTGCATATTTGATATACAGCAAAGTGTATTAATAATTCAGTCTTTCCATGTCGTGGGGGTGACAGTATTAGTAATTCTTTACCGTTATCAATACTGTCTATAATGTTATTTATCCAGTTAGTATGAAAATCTGCGGTGTCGTATATTTCTCCTAGTTCTGTTCTAAAGTATCTTTGTCGGAAGTTAGAAAAATTTTCTAGTGCAGCCTTTGCTTCCTTGGATAGCTCCCATTCTTCTGCAGCTACTTCGTTTCTAGTGTCTATTTTGTATGCTGCTAACATGCGACTGACAGTAGCCGAAGTGCAACCAAGGAGTGAAGCTGCGTCAGCTACTGCCATATCGCCAGTGGCCACTTGTTCAGCTATTCCTTCGCTTACGAAAGCTCGGTAATACTGTCCTCGCCTAACGGAAGCGTAGTCGCCCTCGTCAGACTTACGTTCTATATTAATAGGTTTTGTGTCAACTTTCTTGTTATAGTACTTATCTCTTGCAAATTGACGTTTTTGGCATGTAGGAGAACAGAATTTACGTTGTTTGCCCTTAAGTTTCTTCCTGCAGCCCTCAGCTATACAGATAACATTATTGGTAGTATCTACCATGTTTCACTATCTTTCGTTAGATGTTTGTATAGTGAGAATTATATGCTATAGTCATGTTAATTACAAACACTAAACACAAGTAATCTGTTACAGGTGAAGGTGCAATCGGGATGCAGAAAGCTGCTGACTGGCAAGACAGTACACTAGAAAGACAAAGGCAGTACCCAAGGACTTAAGAAAAGGTTTAGTTAGCTTTAAAAAACCATATGCCCGCTAACGCCCATTCTTACTGGGTTTCCTACTGAATTACCAGCATATTTTATAGACCTTACGTACTATATGTAGAACATACAGATTGACATCTGGTAGTCATACGTAGTATGACCAGTATCGTAGATACTGTATCTCTAATTTTTGTACAGAGTAAGACAGACTGTCTTCAGACTTCCTGAAGTCAGACAGTCTGGCTTCCTAGTACATTAAAATGTAGAGATATATAGTTATTTAAGATACCTATACAGTCTTATGTAATATATATCTTTATGTCTAGAAGGTTCTCGAACTTCTGAGTTCGAACCTTCCGACAGAAAGGATATAATATGAATAATGTTATTACTGATAGAATCAGGTGGATAGCAGATAGAGTTAGCTGGTATGCATTTGTTTCATCACGACTACCTAGACATTTGCGTTTTA